AAGCGAAGTCAGAATCTCGCTGTTCAGTAAAAACAACTATTTACAAAGAAAGAATCAGCTTGTGAGGATGCTCCTCCAGGCTGATTTTGTTATTACCGACCGCCGGTATATCGGACACGAGGATGATACCGGCTATCACCACTACGCCATCGATGTGGCGAAAGAATACGAAACGGAGGAAATTTAACATGGCTACTATCGGGCTTGATAAGCTCTATTACGCAAAAATCACAGAGGCTGCAGACGGTACCGAAACCTACGGTACTCCCATCCCGCTTGCAAAAGCAATGAAAGCGGATCTGTCCGTCGAGCTTGCTGAAGCTACGCTTTATGCTGACGACGGGCCTGCTGAGGTTGTGAAGGAATTCAAGAGCGGTAAACTCTCCCTCGGAATCGATGATATCGGTGTGACGGCCGCTGAGGATCTGACGGGTGCAAAGCTTGACGACAATCACGTCGTTATTTCCGGAAGTGAGGATGGCGGCGCTCCTGTAGCCGTAGGCTTCCGTGCAAAAAAGGCAAACGGAAATTACAGATACTTCTGGCTCTATAGGGTGAAATTCGGCATTCCGGCGACCAACCTCGCCACCAAGGGCGACAGCATCACCTTTTCTACACCGACCATTGAGGGCACGGTGTTCCGCCGCAATAAGACCGACGGAAACGGAAAGCATCCGTGGAAAGCCGAGGCCAATGAGGATGATACGAGCGTCCCTGCTTCCGTAATTTCCGGCTGGTACACATCTGTCTATGAACCGGTCTTTACTCCTGCTGCGGGAGGTGTTGATTAATGACTAATGACAGAAGTGCAATGATCAACATTGGCGGTAAAGAGTATGAGATGCTCCTCACCACCAAGGCTACAAAAGAGATCGCCAGGAGATACGGCGGACTATCCAATCTCGGCGAAAAACTCATGAAGTCAGAAAACTTCGAGATGGCGCTTGATGAGATTGTTTGGCTTATCACACTGCTTGCCAATCAGTCGGTACTGATCCACAATCTTCAGAACCCTGCCGAAAAACAGGAACTGCTGACCGAGGAGGCTGTGGAGCTGCTCACTTCTCCGCTTGAGTTGGGTGAATACAAGAATGCCATCATGGATGCCATGCATAAAGGAACCAAACGCCATATTGAAAGCAAGGAAGAACCCTCTGGAGGTAACACCTCAAAAAACGCAAAAGTCGGGTAAGCGATGAAGAATCGTTTGCCTGGCTGATTTTTTACGGTGTGTCTCTGCTCCAACGCACCGAGCAGGAGGTCTGGCTGATGCCTATCGGCCATCTGCTCGACCAGTGGGAGATATATAAACAATTCAACGGTTTGTCGAAGCCGAAACGCGAGTATTACATCGATGAAATCATACCGGGCGGTATCTAAGGAGGTGGTGAGACATGGCAGATAACTTCGGCTTGAAAATAGGAGTCGAGGGTGAAAAGGAGTTCAAAAAAGCGCTCTCTGATATCAACCAGACTTTCAAGGTTCTCGGCAGTGAGATGAAGCTCGTCTCCTCCGAATTTGACAAGCAGGATAAGTCTGTAGCGGCGGTTGCGGCACGGAATGAGGTTCTGAACAAGGCAATCGATGCTCAGAAAGACAAAATCGCCACCCTCGAATCCGCCTTGAAAAATGCCGCCGACAGCTTCGGCGAAAATGACCGCCGTACTCAGAACTGGGCTATACAGCTAAACAATGCCAAAGCCGAACTTAATGGTATGGAGCGCGAACTGGACAATTCGGCAGATGCCGCTGACGACCTTGGCGACGAACTGAAAGAGTCTGGAGATGAAGCTGAAAGTTCCGGCGGTAAGTTTGAAAAGCTGGGCAGCGTATTAAAAGGTGTCGGTGCGGCAATGGGCGCTGTCGCTCTTGCCGCTGGAGCAGCCGCAGTTAAACTCGGCAAAGAAGTCATTTCGGCATACGCTGACTTTGAGCAGCTGGTCGGCGGTGTAGACACCCTCTTTGGTGATGCGTCACAGACAGTGCAGAACTATGCCGCGAATGCCTTTAAAACGGCTGGTTTGTCGGCAAACGAGTATATGGAAACGGTCACGGGTTTCTCCGCAAGCCTGATCCAATCACTCGGCGGCGACACAGCAAAAGCTGCTGAAGTTGCTGATATGGCCATCACAGATATGGCGGACAATGCCAACAAAATGGGTACGGATCTGTCCGCCATTCAAACGGCCTACCAGGGTTTTGCCAAGCAAAACTATACGATGCTCGACAATCTGAAGCTTGGCTATGGCGGCACCAAGTCTGAGATGGAGCGTCTTCTCGCCGATGCCGAGAAAATCTCCGGAATCAAATATGACCTGTCATCCTTCTCGGATCTGACTGAAGCAATTCATGTAATTCAAACAGAAATGGGCATCACCGGGACGACGGCAAAGGAAGCCACTGAAACCATAAGCGGTTCTATGGCCGGTATGCAGTCGGCTATCGACAATCTGATGGCCGGACTCGGAAACGCTGATGCTGACATTGAAATGTTGATCGGTAATGTTGTCGAGGCATTCGGTCATGTGGTGGATAACGTGGTGCCTGTCATTGAGAATATCGTTAAGGCTCTGCCGCCTGCCCTCGACGGTATACTCAGGGCAATCGGGGACTTGCTGCCGACGCTGCTCTCCACAGTGGTCGACCTGTTTACGCAGGTGCTTGAAACACTGCTCAGTCTTTTGCCTGAACTCATCCCTGCAGCCGTTGATGCGGTGCTCACTATCGTAGGCGCTTTGATTGATAATCTGCCCTTGCTCATTGATGCTGCTGTACAGCTGATTACCGCCCTTGTGATGGGGCTTGGTTCCGCTTTGCCGGAATTGATTCCTGCGGCGGTTGAGGCGATTATCACCATCGTTCAGGGACTTTTGGACAGCATGGATCAGATCCTTGAAGCTGCCTTTGCCATTATACAAGGGCTTGCGGAAGGTTTGCTGAACGCTCTGCCGGAACTGATTGACGCTCTGCCCGAAATCATTATGACGATTATTGATTTCATCACGGATAATCTTCCTTTAATCATCAAAATGGGTATCGAACTCACCGTTCAGCTTGCGTTCGGGCTGATTAAAGCCATACCGCAGCTTGTGGCGAGACTGCCGGAAATCGTCGCGGCTATCGTGACCGGCCTCGGCAAGGCAGTCGGGGCTGTGTTTGAAATCGGCAAGAACATCGTAACGGGACTATGGGAAGGTATCAAATCCCTCGGTTCCTGGATAGCGGATAAAGTCTCCGGGTTTTTCTCCGGCATTGTGGACGGTGCAAAAAGCCTGCTGGGCATCCACTCGCCCTCAACTGTATTCGCCGGTATCGGCGAGAACATGGGCCTCGGCATTGGTATGGGTTTTACAGATGCCATGAGGGGTGTTGAAAAAGATATAGCCGGTGCGATCCCCACCGACTTTGACCTTGATATGAAAACCGGGATTCATAAAGTAATGAACGACACCTCGCTTGATGTGAGGAAAACCGTTGAGCATACAGGTGTGATTCGGGTGGAAGGTGTTAATTCCACCGGTGAAATGACCTCAGTAATAGACATCATTGTCGACAGGCTCAGACAGGAGGTGCGCGTATGAGTTATTTGAAAAATACAGAAACCAATGAAATCATCACGCGCTTTGTGAGCCTTCGAAAAACGCAGGAAGTCATCCGCACAGTGCAGATCGCCCTTGACGGGACGGAATATCTTACCCGTTTCGGTTCGCCGACAGTGCATTATGAGCTGACTCTCTATGTGAATGAAGCCGGAAAAGCTGCGCTGATGGAAGCCGAGGATAGCGTTCCGATGCTTGAATGCTCGGTAAAACAGGGTGTTTTCAACGGAAGAATCATTGAACTCGGAGAGTTTGATTATCAGGCGGCTGGCTGGTATAAGGTCACAGCCACCCTTGCGGCGGTAAGCGAGGTGAGTGACCCATGAGAAGCATACCAACGGCGCTGAAAGAAAAACTTGCTAACCGCTTCAAAGTGGAAAACATTGACAGCATGGCAAATCTCCGTGTGGTAGCCACGCAGACCTCCATAAACTCGCTGCTCTCTGAGCCGATTCACGAGGATATTGCTCCCGCGTTCGGCGATGTGGCTGTGCGCCAGACCGCCGGTGAATCCGATTTATCTCTTGCCTATGCCATCTGTTTGGACGACGGTATCGCAAAGATATATAAAAGGAAGTTCCCGGCTGGCTTGGAGTATCCGTGGGAGTACCAGTGGACGCTCGGTGCAGCAACCGATGTGGCGATTGAATTTAACGGCGTATGGAAAATGAATGCCGCAAAGGAGTGGTATTATCTTCAAACCGAGGAATACCCGTATATCTTTTATGTTCGGAACGGCAATCTGTATGTTCAGGTCTGGCGTAACAATGATAATGCCACTCTGCTTGCCACAGATGTTACCCAAATATCCGCCTGCAAAGGCTGGCAGTCCAGTGTTGAACAGGACCTCGATCAGGGCTTGATTATCGGCTACCTCAAGAGCGGCTCTGTATATTACCGTGCGCTCTGCTGTCAGGACAATGGAAGCTATGTCTGGGAAGCAGAACATGAAGTTTCTGCGCTTGGTACGGGCAACACGACCCTGTCGGTTATCCGCACTAACGATTTTCGTATCGGATTCCTTACGCAGAACAGCGGGCGGATGCTTCTTGCGCTGACGCATCGGAATTATGCCGGAATGAGTGTCCGTCCGGAAACAGTCCATATCAACGCCTCTAATGTAAGGATGTGGATTTCCGATATAACCGAACTGGACACGCTGAACAAGGAGTACGCGTCTGGGAATGCCGCCTATCCCTATGTTCTGCTGGACGAGCCGGACACCGAGGAAATCTCTGTGGCCTCGGTGGAAAAACTGAACCGCGAGACGGGCTTTGTATGCTATGGCTTTAAAATACATCTCACAAAGCCTTTGAACGGAAGTATCGATGAGGGATTCCCGGTGAAATGCGCCCTCTCCGTTTCCGGGGTGACTGTTGCCTCCGCTTCCTATGACAGCGAGGAGCAGGTGCTTGTTCTATATACGAGCTCCGATATCCGCAGGACGGTAGCAGTAACCATTACAATGCCGGAATACCGTTCTCTCTGGTATTACAAGCTCGGTTTGCAAAGATGGTTTCTGCCCGCTCTGAGCGCTGTAGCCGCCGCAGAAACTATGGACTACTTCACTTATGAAAACGAGACTGCAGCCATATCCACGATTTCGGCGGGAGTTTGGATTGACGAGGCTGTTTTCGCTGAGTATTCCCAGCCAGCACATACGGCTGTCATTGCGGTTGTGGCTTCGTCAGTAAGCCTGCAGCCTGTTTCCACATTACCGATTTAGGAGGTTTTCAAAATGAAGATACAAGAACGAGCAGTCCTTCACAACCGATTTGATGTCAAAGTGGTCGATGCCGAAAGCGGAATAATTAAGCAGACAGCAGTCGGCTTCAATGTCATTACCAACTACTATTTCAACTGCAGGCTGACCGGGTCACCTTTGAGTAAAACGGCTGACCTGCTCAGATATATCGCGGTTGGTACCGGAACTGGGACACCCGCCGTTACGGATACAGCTCTTTTCTCGCATTTAACACGCAAAGCCGTGACAACGTTGGAAACGGTTTATGAATATCCGACTTCGCACACGACAAAGCAAATCAAGCTGGAAGCGACCGAATGCAACGGCTCCACCATTACCGAGGTAGCGCTCGAAGGTTATTACAGCGGTACCTTTTCAACCTATTATTACATCATGTCCCATGCTATGCTGCAGGATTCCGAAGGAAACCAGATTGCAATTGCCAAGACCGATACTGACGTTGTTTACATTACTGCCACTTTTTATGCCACCTGCACTCCGTCCGGATTCGGTACAAACGGCATCTATCCCACGGCCGAGAATAACTATTTGTTCCGGTGGCTGCTTACCGGCAGCACGGACGGGACCGTCCGCTTTTCACGCTACCCGTTGGAGTATTCATCAGATATGAACACAAAGTATCACGGCAGTAAAAGCTACACCTTCAGCAACGGCACAGGAAATACCACGACCTATCAGTATGACCTGCCCGTCATCACATTCCTTGACAGCGAGTGCAACAATCGTCTGGTCAAACACCTCGGTGTAGCCGGGGTCGGAGCATTTACCTTCCCCAATCACGAGGTTTTTCCTCCATACCAGGTAAATCAAATAGTTATCGGTGAAGGCGATGGGGAAACCCAAGAATTCAATATCAAAGCGCCGCTGA